CCCTGCAGATGCAGAGGGTCGCTGCGCAGTGTTGCCAGAATTAACCTGGATCGCGCCGGTCCCAGTAAAACCTACCGTGCCACTTGCTGAGAAGTTAGTTGCTGCAACCGTACTGGCAGTACTGGCGCCAATTGTTGAGGCGTTGATGACCGAGCCATTAATGGTCCCGCCATCGATGTCCGGGGTGTTTAAATCCATGTTCGATGTTGCAGCGCCGCCATCCAGTAAATTATCGATGGCATCGAGATTGTTGTTTATCTTTGTACCCCAGCTATCAGCAGATGCACCGACTTCGGGCTTTACCAGGCTGTACGTAGATGTGGTTGTGTCTGCCATTACCCGAGACCTCTTACTCTAAGTTTAAGACCAGCGCCGGATGTCTTGCTTGACTCCGACTGCAGATTTAATTGATTAACCGCAGCGCCATACATTTGCGCCCAGACGCCTGTTCTGCCGTCTTCCGCTAGGTAGGGCGCCGAGTGTATTAACGTGCCGTACAGATAAACATCTGGCGCTGACGCCAAAAGCCAATTGCTTGTTGCTGAATCACTTAATGCCGGAACATTTTGGTAGTACAAGAGCTCCGCTGTGTTTGCGCTGTCAGGTGTCGGGAACAATTCGAAATTACTCTCACTGTGCGAGTAAAAAGCAGGCGTCCCCGCAGCATCATTGGCTGCGCCGCGCTTCTCGGCCATTGCCTGCTGTGACATCAAACTTAGACCGCCACCAGAACCACCTGAGAGGGCGATACGCACCGTCTGTATCCAATCTGATGGCCTAGCTACATATCTAGCATTAACAGTTAGACTGGCCTTCTCTTCCATCTGCCAGTGTCTAACATCGCGGTTGATTTGCGCCTCGGCAAGCGTAATAAACGTAGGGATCACACTTGTTAGATCGCTGCGATTTAAATAGTCAGCGACTGACGCCTTTAATTCTGCGAACGTGGATATAGCCATTGTTTTACCTTAGATTGGACTGACTAAACTTGTAATCAAGCCGGATATGTCGCGGATGGTGTTAGCCTTTTCTCGGTTCCGCATTAGCTCAAGCTCGTCAATCGACATAAACTGCGGAGAGTCTACAAGCCCAGGCGTTGTCTCTATAGCGCGAGTACGTTGCTGCAACTGTTCGGGTGTTATTGCCCTGCCTATTGATGCTCGCGGGTTGCCGTATGTAAGGCTGTCATCAATGTTGCCAAGAATGCCACCGAGACCGCCAATCATTGACTCGCCTACGGCGCTTGCGCTCTGCTTTAAGCTATCCAATAGACTGCCTTGCTGCTGCATATCTAACCCATTAGCAGATGCATTCTCTGAGGCAAGCATAGACCCGCCTAATAGACCTGTACCCGCTACACTTGCCAGTAAATTAGATGAATCTTTCTTTGCGGGATCAAACTGCGCGCTAGTCGATCTTATGTTTTCTGGCTTCCAATGAATTTCATTTGCAAGGTCATCACTAAACTTAACATTTAACCCGTCAAACCCTGTCGCATCACTTAATGCAGTCAGAAACTCTCCATTGTCAGCAAACAAATCTGTAAGCTCTTCTGGATTGCGGCCTGCGTACTGTGCTGCAAGGTCATCAAGCATCCAATCGTCTGCACCCTCGCTCCAAAACGACTCGTAATAATCGCCTAAAGGATTCATGTCTTCGTTATCAACTGACCGCTTTAACGCGCTAGATTGATCTAACATTCCTCTAACTTGGCTTTCTTTTAGGTTTAACACATCACCTAAATGATTAGCTGACCTTCCATCAACCTCCATCAAATTATTTGTTCGTGAATACAGCGGCAAAACACCAGGGGAATCTGGCGCAGGTAAGCCTCTACCTCTAAACATCCCGTCAGCAAAGCCACTAGCTTGATGCGGTGATGTTGATAGGTAAAAGCCAGGCCCGTATTGGTCTGCTCCTTTACCTGTCATCAAAGGGTCAAATTGTTCAAACCCCTCTAAATTTCCTGTTCCGTGATACTTTTGCGCCCTAGTGTCGATGTCAATGTCATTAGCCCTAGCCATACGAGACTGATGGTCCCTAGCAAGGTCAGGAACAGCGTCAATAATTCCTTTGAGTATTCCAGCGTCTGCATCTTCTGACGCAAACATTGAGCCGCCTAATAAACCTGCACCCGTTACACTTGCCAAGTAGTTTTTATCAAATCGCCTCGCTGGATCGAATGCCGCATCACGCGACCTCACACCGGGCGTATCCTCTAGCTTTGCTATAGCCTGCTCTAGCGTATTGCCACTAGGGAATACATCAGCCTCCATCGTGCTGTCTATGTGTTTCGTACCTAGATACGAGTCCTGACCGAACTTTCCCTTAGAATGGTCGGCAAATCTGTATTGCAGTGGGCTTTGCGAGTAACCGCCATCGCGCAGCTTGTAGGGGTCACCAAGTACATCAATGTAGGTGCTTCCCGTTCTAGCAACGTGCGGCTTGTAGGGGATATTGTTATCGGACAGGTACTGACTAAATGCCTGCGCTTGCGGGTCACCATCGCGCATTGCCTTAGAAGCATAGTCAATCCCATCACGCGAACTGCTATCAGCGAAATCAAATCCCTGCTCTTTGGCTCTTGCCATCCGAGCAGAGTAATCCATAGCAAGGTCAGAAACAGCGTCGATAATCCCTTTAATTCTGCTGCTCATACAATACCCTGTAAGTTAACTCTCAACGGCTTGCCCCAGCTTGTGCTGGGTGGCTCATAAACCACCGCCATCATTCCAAATGCATCTGCCGCGTGAGATGACCAATCGTGGTTAGGTCCAAGACCTATGTTTCTGCTCTCGTCACGCTTTTCGTGATACCACGCCAACGCCTCAATGCCTGCAGCGCAGCCAGGCTCGTTAAAATGGCAAGACGGCAATACTCTGCGCACCGCTTCAACTCGATGACCCGCAGCCCCAACCCCCTGATTCGGTACAACAATGACGTTGTATCCAGCATCTCTAAGCGCAGACTCGTAGCTCACCGAGTACACTTTGTCATGCGTCCTACCATCGTGTGGCAGCACAACAGTTTTGATCTCTTGCGCCTGATCGCGCAACCAGGCGACATGAGTTGCTAATGGCTGGCCTACCGCTTCGTAGTACCCCAGCACCCTGATCTCGCTTTTGTAAAACTGCACAGTCCAAATGCTTGTAGCATCCGACTTGGCGCCCGTCCCTCCGATGTCGAAGTACGCTCTAGTCTCCATCAGCGGGTCTTCGTGGACATTGCCCATACGCCCTTCTCTGCGCGCTGCATCAATTAGATGCGAGTAATAAGCGCCCTCGTGCGCCTGCAGAAATGCTCCTTCCCAAATGTGCTCGTAAACGTCAGGGCGAACCTTCTTATCAGCCCTTCGCTCTAGCTCCAATACATCGGGAAACCACGGATTGTCGCGCCAATTGAGCTCTACGAACTTACCGTCATCTGGCGGCGTGTCTCTGAATCTTTTGTGCGTTGCTGACCGCGTGCTTTCCGGGTTCCACGTAACCCAAATCTCACTCTTTTGCTCGCGCACCGTTGGGATTAGTTTGCGCCAAGCCTCTTCACTGACCGGCTCTGCTTCATCTACCCAGGCTATAATGATCCGCGCTTTTGACTTAATTGAATCAAGATTGCGGCGTAACCCAGCAAACACATAATTGATATTGCCATCTCTGGACCTGACGTATTTCTCACCAACCTCATAATACTCAGACAAGAAATCAACAGAGCTAATGGCTGACTTGACCTCTTCTAAACTCGATTCATCAAGACTATTCAAGTGCTCCCTTGCGCATAGTATCTGCCCAGTCTGCCCTGACATTCCCGCCTGATAGCCTTTGATCGCTGTCATCAGCGCAAATGTTCTTGTCTTGCCACTACCCCGGCCACCGTATGCACCCCGGTATCGAGCGTCACCGTCAAAGACATCGACCAGTTTCTCTGGCAGATTAATCGTCGCTGTTGTCATCGGGTTTTACAGGCATTAGATGTATGACAGATGGGCGCATAGAGCCGTCAGATGTCGAATGATCCATACTGACCTTACTGCCCTCTTTTCTGTCGATCATCTTATGTGCAGTGTTTACATCGCCATCTCGCAGCGCATCAATAAGAACTGAGCGCGCCATCATTATGGGATTGCTCTTAAGTACCTCTTTTCGCTCTCTAAACTTCACATTATCTTCTTGATACCGATACAGCGTTGCCTGGCTGATGTCAGCGTACATACACGCCTCTAGATCGCTGCAGCCCATAGCGAATGCGTGATCAAGTTTTGCGATAACCGCAGGGGTCATTTTCGTTGGTCGAGCCATAAATTCACCAGCCTGGGGTACTCGCAAGTCCCAGCGAATGTGATAAAAAAAGGCCGCTTTGCAGCAGCCGAATAATGGAGGATAGAACGGGCAAGGAGACAAATACCCTATTCTGCAAATATTTAACCACACTTTTGTTGGTTCGTGCCACGTTTTGTTGAAAAAAACAATAGGATCAAATACCACATTAAACTGGACCAAATTGGAATATTCCAAAAACGCCATAGAATATTCCAAAACTTTTACTCCAATTAAACCTCGTCTTTAATTGGAGTAAATATTTTATTTTGTCTTTTTATACTTTATTTACTCAAATAGTATTGTTTAACGGTAAATAAGGTATTATAATGTACCCAAGTTAAACAAAAAGACAAAACGCACAGGAGATACAGACATGGCATTAGTAACTTTAAAAAGATTCCCAACGGCAGATGAGATTAAATTATGCGGACTAACGTCAAACCTTGAATCAGCAATAGATTTGTTATCTGAAACATTCCCAAAGCCAAGGGTACAAGGAGCCATTGTTGGCGGAGGTGAAGAAGTATGTGTAGACAACTTATATTTTCCTTTCGACTGGTTTCTCATCACACATTTGAGCGACGAAGATAAAAAAGACGTTGCCAGAGAGCCAAATCCCAATACAAACCGACTGTAGCTAAATAAGCCACTCACAAAAAGCCCCTTCGGGGGCATAGGAAAACAAATGAAAACTGCATTTTTATCACAGTGGGAAATACAACAAATGGCCGAGGCGGCTCTTACGTCCTACGAATTTAGCTGCTGCTGGAATCGCGCATTTCAGGAGGCTGCTGAATTTGCAGCAGATGAGCTTGGTGTGAAGGCTACCCGCGCTCAAGCAGCAACAGCCGTCAGGCTTGCCCAAAGCGGCTCGGAAGGTATACGCCAATCCGTAAAATCAGTAACCTACACTGCCAACTAAAAAAGGAGAGATAGCATGAAAAAGCACATAATAAACGAAATCGGAATGCAGCAAATTGTTGATCAACTTAAATCTCAATGTAAGCCTAGTGTATTTGACGGATGGCTAGAAGATGATTTGATTGGTTCGCGTCGATCAAAAGAAATGTTATCTTCCTGGGCGACTGAGCTAGAAGATATGTTGAATAGCGGCAATGGCGATGAAATTGAAATAAGCCAGCACGACACGATCTCAGGTCATATAGAGTTTCTTAGCGTGACCGATGAAGGTATCGATATCGAATTTGACCTGATTTTTGATGCCGAACGCCGACTTGAAGATTTGGAGGATGAACTACAAGAGACTGAGTGGAGCGACCCAAATCGAGCCTTTGGGCGTGACAAGACGTATGCTTCAGTGGCACAAGAAATTGAAGACTGTAAGCTAGAATTATCTAGGCTCAATGAGGTTGCGTAATGAAGCCGTCACAATTAGCAAAACAACTTGGCTTCAGAACGCTTAATGAATTAGCCGACATTGCAGATGTAACGCCGCGCACACTTGTTAACTGGTCCGTGTCAAACCCAGAGCGCTACCTGGCCATCATGCTTGGCGCAGCGGCAGTTAAACACAGCTATCTGGCAATGAAAATTATTCAGTCACCTCAATGAAAACAGCATCGTCGCGCTCAACGTCAATCGCTAGTTGGCGCATTGCAGACACTAATGACAAGCCGTCTTTGATCATGCAATCTAAAACGATCTCAAGGTCATAGGCTGGCTTGCCGGTCTGCATCTCAACCCCAATCAAAGCCTCTTGATATTTAATCGCGTAGCCCCTTGTGAATTGCTTTGTTAATTGCATCTTCGCGTAACTGATATTGACTGCACAGTAATTTAAAGCGCGTCATCCATATTTTTTTTGTGCGCCAACGTCCTACGGCTAAAAGCTCGGATAGCGCATACTCTGTCATCTTTTTATTGCCTGTACCGGCGCAGTTTTGGCAGCCTTGCGCATTCTCGACCACTCCCGTCCCTTTGCACTTTTTACATTTCGCTGGCGCCAAACTATCGTGCAGCGCAACCATCGCCAAGTGCTCGACAACGTGGCTTTCGTCGCCTCTCACGGTCC